TATAACTGTGCTTATTTACCGATAGATCACACAGACGCATTTTCAGAAACAATGTTTTTGTTGTTAGGCGGAACTGGAGTAGGGTTTTCAGTACAAAGACATCACGTAGATAAACTACCAGAAATTAAAAAACCAAATCCAACAAGAACAAGAAGATACCTTATTGGTGATTCAATTGAAGGATGGGCTGATGCAATTAAAGTATTAATGGAGTCTTATTTTGGATACAAAGCATCAACACCAATATTTGATTTTTCAGATATTAGACAAAAAGGGGCAAACCTTGTAACGTCTGGTGGAAAAGCACCAGGACCTCAACCATTAAAAGATTGTATTCACAATATTACAAAGGTATTGGAAAACAAAAATGATGGTGATAAATTAACACCAATTGAAACTCACGACATTGTATGTCATATTGCCGATGCGGTATTGGCGGGTGGAATCAGAAGAGCGGCTCTTATCTCATTATTCTCGGCTGATGACGATGAAATGATTTCTTGTAAATCTGGAAATTGGTGGGAATCAAATCCACAAAGAGGTCGTGCAAATAATTCTGCAGTTTTATTAAGACATAAAATAACACAAGAATATTTTATGAGTCTTTGGAAACGAATTGAGTTATCTGGAGCTGGTGAACCAGGAATTTATTTATCAAACGATAAAGATTGGGGAACAAATCCTTGTTGTGAAATCGGTTTACGTCCATACCAATTCTGTAATCTATGTGAGGTTAATGCTTCAGATATTGATTCACAAGAAGACTTTGAAAAACGAGTTAAAGGTGCTGCGTTCATCGGAACATTACAAGCTGGATATACAGACTTCCATTATTTGAGAGACGTGTGGAAAAGAACAACTGAAAAAGACGCACTTATTGGTGTTGGAATGACTGGTATTGGTTCTGGTGTTGTATTAGGTTATGATATGAAAGCAGCAGCCGAAGCCGTTAAAGAAGAAAACGAAAGAGTTGCAAACCTTATTGGAATTAATAAAGCTGCCCGTACAACAACCGTTAAACCATCTGGTACCTCATCATTAGTATTGGGAACATCATCTGGTATTCATGCTTGGCACAATGACTTTTATTTAAGAAGAATCCGTGTCGGGAAAAATGAAGCAATTTATTCATATCTTGCGATTAATCACCCAGAATTAGTTGAAGATGAATACTTTAGACCACACGACACTGCGGTAATTACAATTCCTCAAATGTCACCAGAAGGATCAATTTTAAGATACGAATCAGTATTCCAAATGCTTGAAAGAGTGAAAAAAGTATCTCAAGAGTGGATTAGACCTGGACACAGAGGTGGACAAAATTCACACAACGTTTCAGCAACAGTTTCAATTAAAGAAGATGAGTGGGACTTAGTAGGTGATTGGATGTGGAAAAATAGAAAATTCTATAACGGATTGTCAGTTTTACCATACAACGGAGGAACTTACACACAAGCACCATTTGAAGATTGTACAAAAGAAGACTTTGAAAGATTATCGGCAACATTAAAAAACGTTGATCTTACAAAAGTAATTGAATTACAAGATAATACCGACTTGAGAGGCGAGGCCGCTTGTGCTGGAGGTGCTTGTGAAATAGTTTAAGTTATGACAGTAAATGCGTCAAAAGATTGGGTACAACAGTTATATGTTCAGGAGACAACAAAAAAATCTCCTGAACCTGACTTTTATAAGGATGAAAACGGAAATATTGTTATGACAGAATCCTTCCATATGAAACGAGGTAAATGTTGTGGAAATAATTGTAGACATTGTCCTTACGAACCCTTATATCAAAAAGGTAATACAAACTTAAAAAAATCACTATGAAAGTAGTGATTTTTTTATTTATATAAAATACCCCAATACTATATTTATTAGATATGGCAGATGGTATAACTTATGGTATTAATTTTCCTTTTGTAGATTCATACGTTGGAAAATATTTAGATGCTTCAGATACGGGAGAAGAAGAAGTTAGAAGTAATTTAGTACATTTATTACTAACTAAAAAAGGTACAAGGTATTTTCTTCCAGATTTTGGTACAAGACTTTATGAATATATTTTTGAACCGTTAGACGGACCAACATTTTCAGAAATTGAAAGTGAAATTAGAGATTCGGTAGAGAAGTATATGCCAGGAATTTTAATCACAAACATATCAATAACAGACGCAGCAGAACAAGTTAATAGTCAAGACACGACATATGTAAACGAAAATGGGCAAAGAGAATTTAGAACACCAAATATTACAACACAAGAACATACCGCAAAAATAAAAATTGATTATAAAAACACAAACGGGGTGTTTAACTCAAGTGATTTTGTAATAATTAATATTTAATAAAAATGGCAAATAAAAAAATATCATACACAACTAGGGATTTTCAAGGGATAAGAACCGAGTTAATAAATTTTACAAAACAGTATTATCCAGACGTTGTACAAAATTTTAACGACGCTGGGGTTTTTTCGGTCTTATTAGACCTTAACGCTGCAGTTAATGACAACCTACAATACCAAATAGATAGAAGTGTTCAAGAAACTGTTTTACAGTACGCACAACAAAAAACCTCTATTTATAATTTAGCTAGAACCTACGGTTTAAAAATTCCAGGATCAAGACCATCTGTGACTTTAGTTGATTTTTCAATTGTAGTACCCGCAAATGCAGATAAAGAAGATTTGAGATATTGTGGAATATTAAGACGAGGTTCTCAAGTTTCTGGTGCTGGACAACCTTTTGAGACTGTTTATGACATTGATTTTTCGTCACCAGTTAACGCTGAAGGGTTTCCGAATAGACTAAAAATACCAAATTTTGATTCAAATAATAGATTATTAAACTATACAATTACAAAACGAGAAGTTGTTGTAAATGGAACAACTAAAGTTTTTAAAAGAGTAATTAACGCAAATGACGTAAGACCTTTTTTTGAATTATTTCTCCCTGAAAGAAATGTTTTGGGTGTTACAAGTGTATTATTAAAAGATGGAACACAATATACAACAATACCACAACCTCAAGAATTTCTTGGATTAGAAAATCGTTGGTATGAAGTAAAAGCCCTTGCTGAAGATAGGGTTTTTGTTGAGGATCCAACAAAACCATCAGACCAACCAGGTGTTAAAGTTGGTAAATATATTACGACAAACACTAAATTTATAACAGAATTTACACCAGAAGGGTTTTTTAAACTTACCTTTGGTGGTGGTAACACGTCAGCCGAAGAACAATTAAGAGAATTTGCTAGAAGTGGTAGTCCTATGAATCTTAATAAGTATATGGATAATTTTGCTTTAGGTAGTTCATTAAAATCTAATTCAACAATATTCATCCAGTATAGAATTGGTGGGGGACAAGTTACAAATCTAGGTGTTGATGTGATAAATCAAATTGGTACTGTATCATTTTATGTTAATGGCCCATCACAAACAACTAATAATAGTGTTGTAAACTCATTAAAATGTACAAACGTAACGGCCGCTATTGGTGGTTCTAATCCACCAACAACAGAGGAAGTAAGACAATATGTGTCGTTTAATTTCGCGGCACAAAATAGAGCCGTAACCGTAAACGATTATGAATCAATTATTAGAACAATGCCGTCACAATTCGGAGCCCCTGGTAAAGTGTCAATTATGGAAGAAAATAATAAAATAAAAATTAAAATGCTTTCATACGACACTAGTGGAAACTTAACAGAAATTGTCTCAAACACATTAAGAAATAATGTTGCGAATTATTTGTCAAACTATAGAATGATTAATGATTATATTTCAGTTGAAACTGCAAATGTGATTGATTTGGGTATTGATATAACTGTTATTTTAGATAGTACACAAAGTCAAGGACAAGTTATTACAAATATTATCAATATTGTTAGCAACTTCTTTAGTCCTGTAAATAGGGAATTGGGTCAAAATGTTTATATTGCAGAATTAAAAAGACTTATACAAACAGAAAATGGTGTAATCTCAACATCAAATATACTGGTTTATAATAAAGTTGGAGGCGAATATTCATCTTCTCAAACATCTCAAGAATATGAGAACGCAGAAACAAGACAAATCAAATTAGTAAACGAAACAATATTTGCAGAACCAAACCAAATTTATCAAATTAGGTTTCCAAATAAAGACATTACAGTATCAGTATTAAATTATAATACAGTTAATATTTCTTGATAATTTATTTTTCCAATAAAAAGATTATTTTTTGAAAATAGGAAATAAACTATTTATCAAAAAAAGGAAATTTAATGCCCAAATCATATAGAATAAAAGCAACACCCGGTGTAGACCAACGTATTGATGTTAAATTAGAACAAGACTTTGAATTTCTTGAGATACTTTCTCTTAAAATATTACAAAGTGAGATTTACACAAGAGTTTGTTCCGATTATGGTGTTATTGTAGGTAGAGTATCTGTTAATAATGGGTATGGAGTACCAAACGCTAAAGTATCTGTTTTTATTCCACTTTCAGAGGAGGATAGTGCAAACCCAATTATAAGTGAATTATACCCTTATCAAACACTAACTGACAGAAATGAGGAAGGTTATAGGTATAATTTACTACCAAAATCACCATCATACACAAATCACGCCGCCACTGGTAGTTTTCCAGATAAAGAACAAGCTCTTTTAGATCAATCTTGGGTTGAGGTGTATGACAAATACTATAAATTTACCGTCAAAACAAATGATAGTGGTGATTATATGATTTTTGGTGTACCTACGGGCCCTCAAACACTTGTGATGGATGTTGATTTATCAGACATTGGTTGTTTTTCACTAACACCACAAGATTTAATTAGAACTGGGAATGCGGTTGAAAATGACTTTAACGGTAATCAGTTTAAATCTAATTCAAATTTAGAAGAATTACCACAGATTATAAACTTCAATAGTATTATTGAAGTCACACCACTTTGGGGAGACACAAATGTATGTCAATTAGGGATTAATAGGGTTGATTTTGATTTAACAAAAGAATACAACATAAAAATTGAACCGGTCGCTGTGTTTCTTGGATCAATTATGTCAAATACAGACGAAAACGCTCAAAAAATTAATTGTAAACCACAAAAAGATACTGGTAAATTTTGTGAGTTAATTACTGGTCCTGGACAAATTTTAGCAATTCGTCAAACAATAGATTTAGATAATCAGGGACTACCGATTTTACAACAATATAAATTAATTAATGACGGTAAAATAATTGATGAAAATGGTACTTTTGTTGTTGACGTACCAATGAATTTAGATTATGTAACAACAAATGAATTTGGTGAACAAGTATTATCTGTCGACCCAAAAGTAGGTATACCAACAAAAGGAAAATATAGATTTAAAATAAAATGGCAAAATGAAAACGGAAATAGTAATGATGTTATAAGAGCAAATTTCCTTGTACCAAATATTAGAGAATTTGGGTGGAATGCATCAAATGACGACCCATATGATTACCCACAATTCCAAACTTATTATTTAGTTGATGCCAATGGTATTCCAGCGGGCTCTACATCATATACAACATTTATGAATTTTTCGGGTGGACTATCTCTTGTTGAAATTATAAATGCTGAGAATTTAACTTTAACAATTAACGGAATACCATATTATGGAACTTTTGAAAGTATCAACGTGTCTGGGTTACCAACGTTTGCTTGGACTTTTGACCCAATTGATATTACACAAAACGTTATTGTTAAATTTCAATATTTCCCACAAGACTATTTTGAATTACTAAAATCCTATGCTTTTAGTTTGGAGTGGGATGATTATGCAAACATTACTGACGCTGTTAATTGTGTAGATACTTTCTATGAATTTAATTATAACAAGGTTTATACAACGGCAATGTTTTTAGATAGGTATAAATACGGTAATGCTAGGTGGGCACATCTTGGTATAAAAGAAATTGACGATAGAACTTGTAGAAGTGAGAATAATGTGTTTCCTGTAAATGATATTATAAGAAACCAAGATATTTGGTATCAACTTTTAATCTTTCTTCTTGGTATTTTAACATTTCCAATAATCGTTATAATAATTTTGGCACACATAGTTTATCAATTATGGCCAATTGTAAAACTATTATTTGGAGCTCTAATTATTTTTCTAGGATACTACGCGGTATCACAAGGATACGAAATTGTCACCACATTATTTTGGATTTCCAGTGGAATACCAGCATTACTAGGAATTACTTATACAACTTGGCAAATAACTAAATTGGTTCTTTTAGCTATTTTATATGCTGCGCTTTTAGCATTTAGTGTATATCTATTAATACAATATTTTAAATACTTTTTACCACTAAAAACATTACCAATATCACTACCATTGCTTTCATATCCGGATTGTACAAATTGTGAATGTAGTTGTGCGGAACCAGAAATTGATGACATTACAATTGATGACATAAATCAAGGAATACAAGAGAATTATTCTCAAAATGAAATAACACTTCCAGATGGGACAACCGTACCCGCTGTTGCGACCTCAAACTCACAACTTGCCCCTTTAAATCAGGCGTCTAGTTACTTAACAGACCACCCAAATTTCCCACAATTACCTGGGGCTAACACAACAACAGCTAGTGCTGGTTGGTTTTGGGGTGGTTCACAATATAAGTCATTAGAATATTCGGCAAATGATGATGAAATGGAAATTAGTGTTTGCACATCCGCAGTTATAAATTTTAGAAGGTTGTTTTCTGGAAGTGACTTAATTGTTCCTGGAACAATAAATAGATTACACGCACCGCAACCATTTTTATTTGCTGGTGATAAAAGTACTGGTGACGATGAAAGATGGTTTGGTTTTCCAGTGGATGTTACTTACCCACAAAAATTAAATGAATTTAATACTAGGTCTAAATATTTTACAAACGCATCACCATTAGGTAGTTTAAATAGAATAACAACAACCGTTAACCCATCTTTAAACAGTGATCCGTTTGATGACCAGATAATTGTTGTTTTAGCAAAACCAGGAACAACCGGACAACTTATAAATAACCTCATTACATTTCAAGACCCTTTAGCTTCTCCATCGTACATTAATATAACTGGTGCGACTGAAAACCAATACAGTACGAATTCAATTACTGGAACAACAACTACTGGTTCGTCAATTGTAAAAATAGTAAAATGGGCAAATCCGACAGACCCAACGGGTGTTTTGGAGAATACATCAATAATCAAAATAAACCAAACTTCAAATAACCAACAATTTATTTATCCAAATGATATTGAGTATTACCAATTAATTACTGGACTAACCGTTAGTTCGTTTTTAACATTATCAAATGGTTCAAACAACCCACAATTATTTCACCAAGAGTATTTAAGACACAAAATAAATTATATAATCGCAGATAGAACGGCTGTTTCTAGTGATGTTGAAGCAAACGACCCATTCCAGACAGGTCCTGGTTTTGAGACATTTATATATAATAATCCAGTTAATAATGAAACTTATTATAGACAAATTGGAAATTACGATTCATTAACCGCTTTATCAACATACAATTCTTACGAGTTATTATTCATAACAAGAGGTGTTGACCCATATACTGACAAACAAGAAATCAAATATGATTTATCTAAAATATTTGGGTTTACAACACCAAATACAGTAACTTTTACTGGTGAAAGATTTTTAAATGTACCAATACAAGCAACAAACTCCGCAAAACCAAGGTCACACAACACATCAAATAATACTGATACAAAATTATATTTTCCATCATACACTTTTACTATTACAAGTCCATATACCGCGTACACGTCATTTAATCCGTATTACTATTTATCAACGGATGATATATCGTTAAACATCACAACTGGTGGTTCGCCTGGAAATGGAGGTTCTGGCTATAGACCAACAACATTTATGCCGACATTATCCACACTATCAAACACAACAAATTTATTTTCTGGGGATAGAACATTACCTAATTATAACACCGAATACATTGGAGGTGGTTCATTTATTGGGTCTAAATTTAATAACTTAAACCAAAGTAATTGGAATAATTTTTCTGATGGGTATTTTATAGATAGAGTTACAAGTACAGGCACTTATGGATACCCAGAAAACCTAGACTCAAATCAAGACATATACGCAGTGTATTCACCAGCATATTATAGATATACTGGAAGTACAAACAACCCACTTTTAGGTGTAAATTTCTCTGACCAAACAAAATTAATAATGCGTTCGGATAGATTACCAACATCTGATAAAACACAAGAAAGTGAACAAGGTACTGGATTTGCGTTACAACAAAACGACAACTTCAAAATATATGTAAACTTTGAAGGAATTGAAAGTATACCAATTAGTTTTGGACCACAAGAATCAACTGGGGAAAGTTTAGATGAAGACAGTATGATTACTGGTATTACTGAATCTTTAGAATGTAGTAATACAGTTCCACTTGAATGTTACCAAGGAACTGGCACAAACTTATCTATAGACCAAGATTGTGTTGATAAGTATAAAAAAAATATTGTTGACGGATGTTACTGTTTCCCAACTAAAAGATCTGGTGTTTATATTTTAAACATACCCCGTGACGTTAAATTCTTTTTAGAATGGAAAGTTAGATTTACTGTTTTATATGCTGCATGTAGAGGGATTTTTTCACAAACATTCCAAAACAATTGGATTAATGGAAACTTATATATGTTTTCAATAAAAAAGGGTAATAAATATTTTTTAAATCCATTACAAGATACCGCTTTTGATTTTTGTGACCACAATGTAATTTATAATGAAATTAGTGATAATTTTTATTATAGGAGTTCACCTTACAATCAAACTTTTAACACGTTCATTGGTGCTGAAAGAGCAAACACATTTTTATTCCCAACTATTTTTGATGGATCAGGAGGATTTAACGACAAACAAATCCAATTCCCAACTACAATTATGGATCTTGGACCAAGAGATAAATTTATTAGTGAAATTTGTTCTGATGATAATTTACGTGGTTATTTTGTTGACCAAGTAAAATCAACAAGTTATAGAGATACATCAGATGTTGTTAAACTAGGATTTTTATCAAGACTAGTAAATGCGAATTTTTTAAGTGCGATGAACCCAATAGATAGTACAACAACTGGATGGTTTATTGAAGGAACTGGAATATATCAATTCTTTAATAGTACCAGAGGTGGTTATAGAA